GAGCTATCGAAATCTTGATAGACAGAGCTGAGGGATTGACTTCGGACGAAATCAGGTGCTTAAGAGTAGTAGGTGACCTCAAATTGTGGCATGACGATGAGAGGACCGATTTATCTGCAGCTAGCGGTCAGCCCATGGGTAGTCCCATGAGCTTTCCGTTGCTGTGCCTGATTAACAAGACCGTTGTTGATCTTGCCCTCAACTCCCTGCTAGAAAGAAGGGTCATCACCGTGAAAGAGTGGCGCAAGCACCCGTGCTTGATTAACGGTGATGATTTATTAACGAAGAGCACCAGCAGAGGAGATCTCGCGAGCGGTATATTCCGGGAGGGCGCAAAAGTTGGTTTAAAATCCAACTGGAGCAAGACCCTTTCGAGCCCGGTGACCGCCGAGATTAACTCCACCTGTTTTGATAGGTGCACTCTTCAAAAGAAAAGTAATGTGTCCGCTCTATGGATGGGAGCGGAGGTCCAGGACGTCTTAGGTTTTGCAAGGGAGTCTGCGTTGACAAAAGCAGGGTTTGTGGCAATCGTTCGGAACAATGCTTCGCGTTTAGCGAAAGCAGAGCAGAAGATCGTGCACCGCATTCCCCGTGATTGGAGACGAGCCCTTGTGAAAGACAAGAAAATAAAAGATGCTCTGGCTTCCCGTCCTTCCTCGAGAGCGCCGACGGACACCAACCTCTTCCCTACAGTGCCATTGCCCGATGGTTACGGACTGACAAAATTAGAAGAGGCTGAGGTAATCCGGCAACGGGTTAGGGCCATAAGGCTGTCGAAGGAATTTCTGGATGTGAAGGCAATCAATGCCAACAACGCCGCGAGCAGAAAGAAATTGAAGGCAGTTAAATGTGGAGAACTATCGGTGCGTGCATCGATACGAGTTCTCGAGCCTAAAAAACCACGTGAGGAAACACTGACTTTGAAGTGCCTCGCCGACACGTGGGAGAGGAAAAGAAAGGAGGAATTGGCTCGCGCGGACCGTGAGGTGACTGTCTTTGGCATTTCCAGTCACTGCTCTACCAGTCCGTTTAGCACTGTGATAAAAGACCACGAGGGTCTATCTGGCATTGCCAGCATGCAGAAGCTAATAAAAGACTTTTATAACAAAAGAAAGCTACACCAGGCCCCTACCCCCGCGCGTAACATCGTCGCGGATACCCTTAGATCATATCAGTCGATCCTTGATAGGGTGAATCCGGAAGTTAAAGTATACGTTGATACGCGGCCATTCATCTGGCATAGGACACCTGGT